GGAATGATTTTCTGTCATTGCGGCTGCCGCTTGACTCCGGGAACGGCGAAATCCGGACTATATGCGTATTACACCTGCACGGATATTTTATGCCGGAAACGGATTTCCGCTCCGAAAGTGGAACAGGCGGTAATTGAACGGATCAAAGGGAACCGTTACAATCCGAAAATCATAAATGCGGTGATTGAAGAGGTCAGGAAGCGGAACCAGGAAGAATATCAGCGCAGTCAGCCGCAGCTGGCGGAATATCAGGACATGCGGAAAAAATTGCTTGCGGACAAAAAAGGGATCGTGGACAAGATACTGTTCACGGACAAATTGAGTCCGTATCTTGTGGAAGAATTGAATGCCAGGGTGAATCAGATCGAACAGCAGCTGGAAACTCTGGCTTCGCAGATCTCGGCAATCGAAAGTCTGTCGAATCAATTTGACGATGAATATTATCAAGCGGGAATGGAATTCATCAAACGGATGAAAACCTTTGCCGACCTGCTGAATCAGCCATATGATGCGGATCGGTTGAGAACGATTATTCCGTTATACATTCGGGAAATTCGTTTACAGGAAAATGGTGAATTCAAAATAATCTTGAAAGAACCGGAGAGTTCGACTAACTGTCCGAAATGGTGCACCATCTTGGAACTGCTCGAACCGATTTATTTCACTTTCAAAGTTGCATAACTAATTGATTCAGGCCATATTACCTCCAATCTCAAAAAAAAGGAGGCTGTATGGCTAAAACGAAAATCAAGGTCGATCCGGAAAATGTCCGGGTACATGATGAACGAAATCAAGATGTTATCGGGCAATCTCTCCGCGATCTGGGCGCGGGCCGGTCGATTCTCATCGATTCGGAAAATGTCATCATCGGCGGGAATGGCGTTTATGAACAAGCTCGGGACCTCGGACTGCCGGTCCGGATCATCGAATCAGATGGATCCGAACTGATCGCCGTCAAGCGGACCGATCTGAAATCCGCCGATGCGAAGCGGAAAGCGCTCGCCATCGCCGACAACCGGACTTCCGATCTGTCTTTTTTCGATGATGAGAAACTGCGCGGGATGCTCGATCAATGCGGAGAATTGAGCACAGCCGCTGGATTTACTCCGGGGGAAATTTCAGAACTCACCGCCACGACGGAAGATTCTCCCGAAATCGAATCACCGGAAGATCCCGATACCGGAGAAGTCCCTTTTGCCGAAGAACTGCTGGAATCTCATAATTATGTCGTGCTGTATTTCAACAATTCCGTCGACTGGCTGCAGGCCAAGACTCTTTTCGATCTGCATTCGGTCAAGGAACCTGGCAGCAAACCGGGATATGAACGTCACGGCATCGGCCGGGTCATCAATGGCGCCGCCGCTCTGAACCGGATCCTCCATGCCAGCGAAATCCTCAATCCGGAGGGCCAACAATGAAGATCAGTATCTGTTCCCCATCCTACAAACGGCCGAAAGTCAAAACGCTGGAATATCTGCCGTTCTGCCGGGTCTATGTCGATCCGGCGGAATACTCCCGATACCGTAAAGAAAATCCGGGGGCGGAAATCATCATGTGCCGGACCGGAATTCAAGGCAATGTCGCCCGGGTCAGGAATTACATTCTGGATCAGGAATTCGGATCCGGCTCCGATGCCGTATTGATCGTCGATGACGACATGTCCGGGATGGGTTATCATGAGCAGGGAGAAGAACACCGGCTGGAAACTGCCGACTTCATGCCGTTCCTGGAAAAATACACGGTCATGGCCGCTGACATCGGCGCGAAAATGTGGGGCGTGAATGTCAATTTCGATCCGCAAAGTTATCGGGTATCCGGGCCGTTTTCCACGTTGTCATTTATCGGCGGTCCGTTCGGGGTTTTTCTGAGGGGGAACGAATGCCGGTATGATGAATCGCTGCCGCTGAAAGAGGATTATGACATGACGATCCAGCAGCTGAACCGTTACCGGGTCATTTTCCGGGTCAACAAATTCTACTACAAAGTCAAGCAATCGGAACAATCGGGCGGATGTGCCGCGATCCGGAATCTGGAAAATGAAATGGACCAGCTGCTGGCGCTGCAGAAAAAATGGGGCTCTGGAATCGTCAAATTCGACACGATGGACCGAAACCATAAACGGAAACGCGGTCGGAATATGACGTTCGATTACAATCCGGTCATCCGGGTGCCGATACGGGGGATCTGAAAGGGAAAAGGGGAAAGGCCGCTGGCGAGCGAGGCGCGAACTTCTGGGAATACTAAGAATACTGGGAACACTATGCAAGCGCGGATGGCGATGCTGCGGGGCGAGAGGTGGGGACCGCGAACCTTTACGGATGGGAACGGATGTGTACGGATAGTTACGGAGAGCGCGGAAGACGATGCTGCGGGGCGAGAGGACAGGGGGAATAAGCCGGATAGGCCGAATAAGCCGGATAAGCCGGATAGGCCGGATAGGCCGGATAGGCAAACGGAACAGTGCATGGCAAGCGCAAGACAATGTTGGTGATTGTTTGTTTTATTCATATTATTTCTGCATATATTTTAATTTTTTGTTGATTTTCTTCATATTTTCGCTTGACATTCGATGGTGCGGAGATACATTACAGGCGGGAGGTGATCTATGGAATGTTACGGGCGACGATACGGACGAAAAGATGACTGCAAAACCTGCGAACTGGCTCCATGGTGCAAAGATGCCGGAGATCCCACCCCAATCGCGGACATCGATGTTGACAAAGTTCAAGTCGCGGCGAAAAAAACCATCGAACCGGCCGAAACCACCGAATCCCCTATTTACACACCTTCCCAAGTTGCCGAACTGATCCGCGTATTGGTCGACCTGGACGATCCACGGATCCGCGAAATCATCCGCATGAAAATCGAAACTCCGGACATCTCGCTTTCCACCATCGGCCGCAAATATCAAATCTCCAAACAGGCGATCCGCAAAGATATCAAACTGGCGGTCCGATACTGCCCTGCCCTGTCAGTGGTATTGTGCAACAGGCCGCTTTACAACCGTTGGCGCAGCCGTATTCAGATCGGACAGAAAATCCGGAGGCGGAACGCGAATCCGAAGGAAGAATATCCCGGAGCGGTAGTGCAGATGACGTTCGAGTTCTGAAAAGGGCGCTGACGCGGCGCGAACTACTATGAATACTGGGAATACTAAGAATACTATGGAAATGCGGATGGCGAAGGGATGGGGCGAGAGGTAGAAAAATGTTTGGAAGGAAATCGAAATATGACACGGTAATCAAACCGAACCTGGAACTGATCGAAGGGTGGCTGCTCAATGGGATCCCCGAACGGGAAATTGCCAGAAGGTTACACATCGCGCATTCCACTTTTCAGGCTTACAAACGGCAGTTTCCGGACTTTTCGGACCGTTTAAAAAAAGGGCGCGAACTTGCGGACATCCGGGTCGAGAATGCCCTTTTCCGAGCGGCAGTCGGTTTTGAGTATGAAGAAGTCAATACCGAATATGCCGAAAACAAGGATTCCAAACCATCGAAAAGAGTCACCAAGACCAAACGATTTGTTCCGGGAAATGTCACGGCGCAGATCTTCTGGCTGAAAAACCGCCGTCCGGACAAATGGCGCGACCGGAAAGAGATCGACACGAATCTTTCCACACCGGAAGATATTCAGAAATTCCGGGAACTGCTGAACTCCATGTCTCCCGCCGAGAAGATGAAAGCGCTGCATGACATGGAACTGAACGGATCGGGGCAATGAATCCGCTGAAACTGAAACTGCTCCGGGCGGCGGTGGCCCATGATTCCTTACTTGAATTCATGCGATACAGCTGGCAGATGACCACGCCGTTTCTGGTCGGGCGTCATACGACAGAAATCACTGACCGGCTGACCCATGCGACAAAGGATTATCTCAACGGCAAATCGACTTACCTCATTATTACCGTTCCATTCCGTCACGGCAAAAGCGAAATCGTTTCCCGGCATTTCCCGCCTTATTTTTTCGGTCATAATCCGGATGCGGAAATCATCCTGACGACCTACGGGCAGGACCTGTCCAATCAAATGAGCCGGGACGCGCGGAAGATCATGCGGCTGCCGGAATATCAGGAAATTTTCTGGAAAGAAAACATCCATATAGCGTCGGATGCTTCGGCGGTGCAGACGTGGGAAATCGCGAACCGGCGGGGGAAATTCCAGGCATCGGGGATCGGCGGCGGAGCGACCGGCAAAGGCGCGGACCTGCTGATCGTGGACGACTACCTGAAAGGCCGTGATGCAGCCGAAAGCGAAACGATCCGGAACACACAATGGGAAGATTTCACCAGCAACCTGATGACGCGACTGGCGCCGGTGCATATCGTGGTGATCCTGGCCACGCCGTGGCATGTGGACGACATCATCGGACGGATCAAGAACCGCATGACACCGGGCCACAAGGATTTCAATCCGGAATTTCCGAAGTTCGAAATCCTGAAATTTCCGGCGCGGGGCGAAGACGGGACATATCTTTTCCCAGAACGCTACAGCGAAGACTGGTATCGGATGCAATTCGCGCAGCTGGGGAATTACGGGTCTGCCGCCCTGCTCCAATGCGAACCGACACCGCGGGCGGGAAATCTTTTCCGGGCGGAGAACATTCAGATCGTCGATGAAATGCCGGCGGGATTGCGGTGGAGCCGGTTCTGGGACCTGGCATCCAGCGAAAAGGAACGCGCGAAATCCGATCCGGACTATACCGCCGGGGCACTGGTCGCCGCGCAGAAGATCAAAGGCGAATGGCATGTTTATGTCCGGGATGTTCGGTATATGCAGGGGGAAGCGCCTGCCCGCAACCGGATGATGGTGCAGACAGCCGAAGCGGACGGCGCGGCGGTGCGGATCGGGGTGGAATCCGTGGCCGGATACAAGGACACCTACACCACGCTCCGGGAAGTGATCCGGAACCGGATCATTGTGAAGATCAACGCGGTCAAGGATAAGGTCGTCCGGTGTTCCGAACTGGAAGTGCCGGTGGAAGCGGGGCACGTGTATTTTCAGCGCGGGGCCTGGAACGGAGCGGTGCTGACGCAGTTCGCCACATTCCCGGCCGGAAGTCATGACGACTTTGTGGATGCGGTCGCGGGCGGGTTCGCGATGGCGAAGCAGATGCAGGCAGTGACCCGGTTCGTGTGAGCGCGAACTTGGACGGACCTGACGGACTTGACGGACGGGACGGACAGCGCGGAGGGCGGGGTGGCCGTGCGAGGGAGTGGCGCGGCGCGAACTGACTAGGAATACTAGGAATACTGGGAATACTACGAAACGCGGAAGGCGAAGTGATGTTGAACTGCCGCTTGGTTTACGTGATGGGCTTCTGAAAAAGGAGGCCGATGTGAGCGCAGAACAAATCTTTTCGCGGCGGAACCAATTTTATGCAGACAATATTTCCACCTGGAGGCGGACGCTGAGGGCATATTCCGGGGGCCGCAAATACATCCGCAAGGCTCTGATCCGTCATGCCGCTGAAAACAAACTCGAATTTGCGGAGCGTCTGCGCCGGGCGATTTACCTGAACTTTCCGAGGAAGATCGTAAACATGATCGATGAATTCCTGTTTGCCTCCGAGCCTGACCGTGACGGAGCGTTCGAAGCGGTATTGAAGGACATGACCCGGACCGGACTGCACGCGAACGCGGTGATGATGCAGACGGAAGTGATCAATCTGCTGTTCGGGATCAGCTGGATCCTGGTGGACATGCCGAGCGTTCCGGACCGGATCGACATGGAAACCAAGCAGAAAAGCCGGATCTATCCTTACGCCATGCCGCTGCTGCCGATGCAGGTGCCGGACTGGGCGTATGGTCCGGACGGGAAACTGCTCTGGGCGATCGTGGAGGAATTCTCCGAACGGAAAGACGATCCGGCCACGGAACCGGTGAAGATCGTGCGTCGGCGGGTATGGTATCGGGACCGCTGGGAACTTTACGAGAAATCCGATCTTGAAACGAAGAAAATCGCCGAGGGGAAACACTCGCTGGGCTGTGTGCCGCTGATCCAGTGGCGGGAAACGACCGGTTACGGGATCGCGCACGCGCACTGGTTCGAAGATATTGTCGGGATCTCCGATGCGGTGCTGAATGCGCTGTCCGAAAGCGAAATGAACATCATCAAACAGATGTTCGGGATCCTGGTGGTGTCGCGGTCGTTTGCCGAAAGCGGCGGGAATATCCAGATCGAACGGCGCGATGGGGAAAGCGATGCGGAATATCAGGCCCGGCTGGAATCCGACCGGGAAAATTACCGGCAGGAACTTTCCCGCAGTTCAGCGCTGTGGGAAGACGCCTCTTTACAGGAGAGCGGGCTGACGCGTTACATTTCCCCGAGCGGTGCGGAAAACGCCGCGATCCTGGACTGGATCAAATTCCTGCGCGAAGCGATGACCGACATCCTGCGGCTGGCCCTGCAATCGAGCAGCCGGGCCGCTCAGACCGCCGAAAGTAAAGAATGGGATTCCAACAATGCGGAAAAATTCCTGTCCGCGCGTTCGCTGCAGCTGGAACGGATCGAAACGCAGATCTGGGAACTGATGAACAAATGGGATCCGGAGATCCCGGTCCCGAAAATCAGTTACGGCCGCAACTTCTCAATCAATGACATCAAGACCGCGACCGCCTGCCTGATGGATATTTCCAGTTTCGATGTCGGCGAGGAATTCACGCGGGCGGTATATGACAAGGCGCTGGTGCTGCTGGACCGGATCGACCGTCTGCCGCAGGCGCAATACAACAAAATCAAAAACGAGATCGAACAGATGAAGATCCGGCATCAGGAAATGCCGAAGATGGATTTGAGCTTAGGCGGGAGCGCGAACACCGCGAACTGGAACGGAGGAAACGGAGAAAACGGAGGAAACGGAGACCGCGCACTACGCGGGGCGACACGAGATCACCGGGAGCGCTGACGCGGATGGCGAAGTGATGGCGAACTGCCAATGAAGATATAACAACCCAGGAGGAGAAATGAAAATCAGTGAAATCCTGAAAAAGATGCTGGAAGGCAAAGAACTGACCGATGCCGAAAAAGAAGCGGTAAAGGCGTTCAAAGATCCGGAGGACAATTCCGGCAAGGAAAGCGAACTGCAGAAGCAGATCGACACGCTCAAACAGGAAAAAGACGCCCTGCAGAGCAAGATCGATGAAGCGGAAAACGCGAAACTCACCGATCAGCAGAAACTGCAGAAGCAGATCGAAACACTCACCGGCCAGGTCGCCGCGCTGACCAAAGAACGCGACACCATCAAAAGCACGAATGCGGCAATGGCATTCGATCACGCTGTGGAAAAACTGGCCCGCGAACACAAATTCACCGATGTGGATTTCCTCAAATTCAAGATCCAGAACGCGAAACTGGACATCAGCAAAGCGGACAAGATGACCGAGTTCATGACCTCGCTGAAAAAAGATTCCCCGAAGTTCTTCGAAGCGGAAGTCAATCACGGCGGGGGCGGAACTCCGCCCGGGAAAGAAAACGGCGGGGGAGAAGGGACCTCCGGCCGGGAACGTCTGGCCGAGATCATGAAGAAGGAAAACCCGTCCGCGGCCGAACTGGCCGAAGCGATGAAACTTTCCTCGGAAATCAAAGCACAGGAAGCAGTTGACGGACAGCCCGATAACAAACAGTAACCCCTTACGGAAGGAGCAAAATTATGGCTTGGGAAGTCGGACAAATCACTGAGTTCTATGATGCGAACTCGAAAATGGACCCCGTCATTCTGACGGCGGCGAAAGCGGTGAAACTGCCGCGGAACAAAGGCGCATTCTATCAGGCGATGGTCGCGCCGCAGCTGGCGATCACGCAGAAGGAATTCGAAGTGCGTTCGCGTTCCAAAACGGTGCGTGACGGCAAGATCGGCAGCGCCTGGGACAACAGCACGACCGCCAGTCTTTCGGTCGATTCCGAATCGGTCAAAGGCATCACGATCGGCGCACAGCTGAAAATCGGAAACGAAATCGTCGTTGTCAGTGCGGTTTCCCGCGCAAACAACACCATCGACGTGTTCAGCCGCGGTTACGGCGGCACGACTGCTGCGGCTCACGATGCGGCCAGCAAATTTGTCGTGATCGGTTATGCCGGGCGCGATGTCGATCTGAAAAAGGTGGACAGCCAGCACGAACACACCATCATTTACAAAAACGCCGTGCAGACGATCTTCCACGCGATCAACTGGACGAAACACGGAACACTGGTCCGCAAAGGTCTTGACCCGGCTCAGGCGCAGCTGATCGTGTATCAGGAAGAAATGTTCAAGGTGGCCGAAGATCTCGCCCGGATGGCGCTGTTCGGCACGAAGAACATTCCGGTCGTCGATGGCGAGCCCTTCGGTTCGGCTGGTGCGTTCGAACAGCTCGAAGACACCATTTCCGGAAATCGGCCGACACTGGTCTATGATATGGACGGCGGCGATCTGACCGAAGACAAGTTCAAGGCGATCCTGGACGAAGTCATGCGGACCGGCAATCCGGACACTGCCTGGATGTCGTCCAAAATCAA